TTTGCCGACTGCAAGGGGTTCCTGAGCACGGTCTGGAAGTGTGGTATGTGTGATAACTGGTCGTGTCCCGAGTGTCACGAGGTCAAAGGCAAAGAGAAGGACGGGGCACATACGTGCGACCCAAACAACGTCGCGACGGCTCAGCTCTTGGCCAAGGACTCGCGCAACTGCCCCAAGTGCGCCGCCATGATTTTCAAGATTAACGGGTGTGATCAGATGTATTGTACCCAGTGTCACACGGCATTCAGTTGGCGCACGGGTCGGATCGAAACGGGAACCGTACACAATCCACATTATTACGAGTACATGCGTGCTCGCGGAACCCTTCAGCGCAACCCGGGAGACGTGCCGTGTGGCGGCTTTCCGGACTATGTCACGGTGCTCACGAATCTCCGTTCCATTGGACGCGGGGACGTCCGATACGTTCTCATCGCAAACGCACACAGAGCCCATGGGCATTGTCAATGGGCCGTGATCCCTCGGTACGACACGAACCGGATCGAAGACAACAGGGATCTCCGTATCAAGTTTATGATTGGTGACATATCCAACGACATATTCAAGTCCAAAATTCAACAACGCGAAAAGGCGAGACAACGCAAGACGGATATCAGGCAAGTTATGGAGATGATGATGGCAGTCCTGAACGACCTGTTCCAGGCCTTCGTGCAGGACAAGGAGATTGACACCTTGTGTACATCACTCCTCGGGCTCCAGGCTCATGTGAACACGACACTTGATAAGATTTCCGTGCGATACACAAAGTGCGCCGTCCCACGCATCGGCCTAAATTTTCATATGTATTAGTAGTAGGAATGTGGTGGGTATGGATAATTCTGACCGCTCTACTCTTTGTGTTACTGGGTTTATTGAGTACACGTTCAAATTTCGAAAGCGGAATACCAAAGATAATTCACCAGACGGCTCCTGCGGACGAGTCAAAGTGGCCACCCACATGGAAACTTTGTCAAAAGACTTGGAAAGAAAAGTTTCCATCATGGGAATACAAGTTCTGGAACGATGAGGACCTCGAAAATCTTATAAAGGAAGATTATTCGTGGTTTTACCCAACATACAAGGGGTACGACCAACAAATAAAGAGGGTCGATGCGGCTCGGTGCTTTATGCTCCACAAGTATGGAGGAATGTACGCCGACATGGACTACGAGTGTATTAATAACTTTGAGCACCTCTTACCCGGAGACAAAGTGTCGATCGCCGAGTCGCCGTACAAGAACGATGGTCGGGAAGATACAGAAACTCACCAAAACGCGCTCATGATCAGCCCAAGGGGTCACCCGTTCTGGGAACGAGTTTTTGAGGTTTTAGAAGAAAAGAAAAATGATAATGTTGTCGTATACGCCACTGGTCCTTATGTTATTATCAAGTCTATAAAAGGACTCGAACACTATGTGAATACTCTTGCCCACGATTTGTTTGCACCATCTCATACCGAAGTTTTCAAGAGGGCTCAATTTGAAAATTATAATCAGCTTCCTCTCATTGAAAACAAAAATGTATTTGCCCGTCACTTGGGTACAGGTGTGTGGGTCTAAAAAAAATGATATCTATTAGCAGGGAATGTGGATCATCATAGCGATCCTCGTCATTACCGTTGTCTGTCTTCTATGGGTCAGACAACAGGAAAGTTTCACTTTGAAAGAAATACCCAAAACAATATGGACATATTGGGACTCTGACACGTTACCAGAAATAGTTCAGAAATCAATTGAAAATTGGAAAAAGTATAGTCCCGACTGGACAATACACGTCGTCACGCCTTCAAATATCAAAGAGTACCTTCCCGATGTGGACTTTTCCAGGTTTCGACCCAAAGACTTTGTCCAACGCCAGGTTGATTTGATCAGACTCTATTTAATATCAAAATATGGAGGGGTCTGGTCAGATGCGTCAATAGCTGTGAAACGTTCACATAATTGGATTATCGATGAACAAAAGTCAAAAGGGTTTGAGTTTTTTGGGTACTATAGAGATGGGTCTACGAAGAACCCCGAGTACCCCGTTATTGAAAATTGGTTCTTCGCTGCTGTACCCAACTCTAATTTTGTTTCAAAATGGAGGGATGAGTTTGAAAAGACTGGACAATATACGGATATCAAGGAGTATACAGAAGACGTGAAGAAAAGAGGTGTTGATATTCAAGACATACCAGACCCTTCATACCTGACCCCGTACGTATCTGCTCAAGCCGTCATGCAGACACAGATGACACCTGATGAAATTAAGAACAAAATTCACGTCATCCCTTCTGATGATGGTCCTTTTCGTCACTCTACCAGGAACAACTGGGACCCACCCAATTCTATGAAGTGGCTCTGTGACCAACCCAACTCGGACCTGCCTGACCTCATAAAGGTCTATGGGAATGAGCGAAAAGCAATAGAGGCTGACGAGTCGCTCAAGTGTTCCTACAAGATATTCGACTAAAGACTCTCGTCATTATAGTAAGTAAATGTTCAGGTACTTTTACGTCCGTGGACGGATCCCATGGCTCATCGTAGAGACTCTGTGCCCCCGATTTCGTAGGTGTCAGTCGTGTCCCTGCTTCCGGGACTTGTGACCCGCCTCCTCGCCATGAAGTCCGACGGCCGCCTGGTGGAGCACGACGGACTCTGGTACCGTCGGTGAATTCGTCCTCGTCCCTCAATTTCCATCCAAAGTTCCTCAAGCCCCTTCAATTCACAAACACAATTGAGTCACTCAATTTTCATACAAAATAGGAATCACTTACGCGTATATGAAAAATTTTAGTACCCGGGTGACTTTGCCCCCATGTTGGTCCCGCCCCAGCCACGTCACTCAGGGGCCCGACCTCAGCCCGACATCAGCCCCTCATGGACCCGAGGTCAGGTTCGTCAGGTGCCGAGAATTATAATCTCAGGTACCCTTAAAGATGTACGTGAACGAAGACGGGCGTGTAGTGGTCGACGATCATTTCGTATGTGAATTCATGAAAACCGCCACGGACGAGTTCAGAGCTTCGTGTGAATCGATACTCAAAGCGGTGTGTTTGTCGTGTAGTCAAAAGACGACGAGTGACGTGGACGAGCTTATGAGTCGTTTGAATCCATGGGGAAAGAAAATTATTGATACGGTTTCGAACCAAAAAGTGGATACGAGTGATATAACACGTGTTGTGACGAGCGCCATGAATTCTTTCAATTCAACGGTTAATAATTTGAACGATAAATTTGACGTGGCGAAAGTGATTGACGCGAGCGTGAAACGCAACGATGAAGGAATGATGAGTTCGATAGGAAACGTTCAAAAGACGGTGGATGTTGTAAACGCACGTGTAGAGCAGTTTGTCACGATGAGAAACACGACGCGTTCTAAAGGTGAAGAAGGCGAGTCTGGAATCATACAGATTTTGGAATGTAAATTACCTTTGAGAGACGGGTACGAGATTTTGGAAACGAAGTCCAAGCCGCACAATTGTGATGCACTCGTCAAACGTGTTGGTTTTCCAGACGTACGTATAGAAGTCAAGGCGCATGGTCGTGATACGGGCGAGTGTGTGAGAAGCGAACAAGTGAAAAGGTTCGAGTCTGATTTGATAGGACTCAACAATCACGGTATATTTGTTTCTCTATATAGCGGCATCGTAGGCAAAGCACCTTTTGAACTCGACTTGCTACCCACGAACAAGTTCGCCGTGTATATTTCAAACAACAATTACGATGGCGACTCTATCAAGGAGTTTATCAATTTGATTTATAAATTGGACGGGTTCGTATCAGGTGAAGAAGGTGTGAAGATTAGCACAGAAGCCATGACCCGTGTCAAGAAGCACATGGTTGATTTCAATAGCAAAATCACACAACTCAAGACGAACATGAAAGCGTCACTCGATATCTTGAATGGTTTTACGTTTGAAATTATAGAGAAGCTCTTGAGTTCTGGACTCGATATGAAACCGGTCTCCATCCCCGAACAAAAATTCACATGTACAAAGTGTAAAAGAGATTTTGGACGAGCGTCATCTTTGGCGAATCACGTGAAAGTGTGCCTCTGAATCAGTTCGAGCCCCTTGCAAAAAGAAATACAATTCTTTTTACAAATTTGAGTTTTGTAAAAAGAATTATAATTAGTCTGCGTGCCTTTTTGGGGGTGTTTTGGTCTCGTATTTGTCCATTATTTCTGGAACACAAAAAGTGGACAAATTATGTACAAAAATCGAGTCGAGTGTATCAATTTCAGATGAAATATGGTCGAGGTTTTGGCCATGCACATAGGGCGGCTAACGCCGCTCGCGCCGCAAAATTCAATCTACGTAAGGAATTGGTTGGAACTCGTGCCCCTTTTCAGGGGCAAAATCTACGTAAGGAATTGGTTGGAACTCGTGATGCGCGAAAAAGGGGGCAGATAAAGACATTCCCCCCCCCCAGGAGAACTTTTTTCTCAGATGAATTATGAGAAGATCAAGAAAAGGCGCATAGGGCCCAAAAAATCTAGGTAAGAAATTGGTTGGAAATAGGTACCCCCCCCCATT